TGCAGACCATGAACTTTGCTTCAGTACTTAACGTACACGATGGTTTCTATACCGGTGTACTTTCGGCAGAGCACACAGGAAAGACGCTTAACAACGTCTTCTACAAAGCCATGAAGAATATGTCTTTGACTAAAGCGGCTTATCTCTCCGCCGTACGTGCCAAAAAAGAAATGATCAAGTATGCGGAAGACAATTATATACCTGAGTTTGTGCCCGGTATGGGTGGCACTAATCGCTGGCTCAACTACGACAGAGAGGTGGTTGACAAGGCGTTTAAGCAAGCCAAAAAAATAGGTACAGCTAAAGACGAGTTGATAGCAAAGATTCGTCATGTGACCCAGTACAACTTTGAAGGAGTGGGCTTTAGTCCACCTCAAGAAGGTCAGTCAGAGAATAACTCCCCTGCGCTTGATGTACCTCATAGTGAGTTAGGCTATACCGCTACAAGTGAAGATCCTGACGCGTTGCACACTGTGCAAATGTACTTACGTGTCTCTGAAAAGCAAAATGTGGACACGTTAATTGGACTGGTACTGGACACCATTGATAAGCGAAGTGCCCACAGCAAGTTACTTAACGGTATCCGTGAGCAGTTAGGCGATGCCAAGGTGGTATTAGTTGAGCCGGATGTTGACTTGGAGCTGTCTGAACCAGTATCCAAAGCATTACGTAGTGCTCGTGCAGTCTACGACGGCAACACGCATACGGTGTATTTGAAGTCTACTGGGTTTCATCACCATGCAATGACTTCAGAAACAATTGCTCATGAATTAATTCACGCACTAATCAACCGTTACCTGGAAGACCCTTCGGCAAAACGTCCCAAGGCAGTACGCGAAGCGATTGCTGACTTGGATGCGTTAATGACACGGGTGAAGAATGATCCTGTTTTCCAGCGGACATTTGCTAGTAACCAGCCTATGGTGGCTAGTATTGATGAATTTATAACATGGGGTATGACCAACGAAGGTTTCCAGAACTACCTGAAGTCACGGACGATGGAAACCAAAGGCAAGCGTGCCATGACGGGCTTCCGTCACATGATTAATGCTATTCAAAAAATCATATTTGGCAAGTCAGACAAATCTGCTACTAATAACGCGTTATACGAGTTAATGGAGAATGCGGGTACGATCATGTCAGAAGCCCGTTCGTATAAACCTGCTGATCTGGATTACAGCACAGCTTCGCAAGAAGTGGAGAAGATGACCTCTAGAGAAATCCTTGAGTCGCTGGGTAATATGGATGGGCAGTCTACGCGTAGCGACGAACACGTTGAGAATCTCTCGACATTACAAGCCACTCTAGTAGACCAGCTACAACGTGTGCTGGGGATGACTGTACGTGAGATGGAAGATGTTAACGCTGATCAGGACATCACGTTCCTACAGCACTTAAAGGACGGCACAGTGCCGTTTACATCATCCCTGTCTAACTTGTTTGGTATGAGCTACCAAGAGTCTTATGTAGCTGAACAGTTAGAAGCTACGTTGGGGTCGCAAATCGTTAACCAAGGAGCCCATTCTGTAGCTATAAAACGCTTATGGACTCAGGCGAAAGCGCAGCTGAAGCCAGAGGACTTTCTTGATGACTCAGGTGATATGGATTTAGCAAAGGCACGCTACCAACGTTTATTCTCACCTAAAACAACTAGTGCATCTACAGTGTATGACGTGTCCGTAGGTAAGAATGTTACGGCAAACCAAGCTGATTACTTACAAGCGTTTACTATTATGGCAATGGTTCACGAACCAACCCGTAAGTTACTGGAGAAAGTAGACACTACTGCTGCACAAAGGCAGATGAAGGTAACTTCTCTAGGTACTTTGCTTATCAAGATTCGGGATTTAATACTAGATGGCTTAGCCCGTTTAGGTAATACCCCAAGTAGTGTGAAAGGCACAGTGGGTGCTCAAGCACAACGCTTAGTGCAGAATCTTGCGAGCATCGAGCATAAGAAACGCGCTCGTATCTTACGTCAAAAGGAAGTATCAGATCACGGCCCTAATGCGTTTGTTACTCGCCAAATGGCAGGACTACGTAAGAAGCTACAAAAGCCGGCTAAAACTCAGCTAGGTAAAGCAGCACGTATTGCAAGCATACTCACTGAAGGTGATAAGGCGGATGGCTTCATTAATGCCATTCAGCAAATACGTAACAAGCATTTAAAAGAACGTAACGGTTCAATTATGTCTCTTGCTCAGGAATTCTTAGGTGAAACTGCGCTTAACAGTAAGGTCATGCGCTTAATGCGATGGTCGAACCGTGACATTGACCAGCAGCGTAAGCAAGTCAAAGACAGTGTGCGTTCAATGATCAGTGAGTCGTTCGGTAAGCCATTAACTGAAGCACAGGAAACTGCGCTCACTAAAGTAATGGTCATGACAGACTTGTCTTCACTACTGGATCAAGATATTGATTACAACAGTATTGTTGAGCTGGTAATTAACGATGATAAGCGCAAGCAGAAGATAAAAGACCTGGAAGCCAAGTTAAAGGCTACAGAGCATGGCATCTACTACATCAACCAAGCCAAAGCACTTGGTTTGTATATGATTGAGAACGCTTCGTCTAACCGCAATCTGTCTAAGAATGCTCACAACATCGCCATGCTTTACGGGGATAGTCAACGTAATATCAATAAGCGTAGTGCTGAAAAAGCCATACCGTTAATTGATCAACTAGCCACGTTACAAGCGCTAGAGTACACAACCGCTGAGCAAAAAGCAGTGTTTAAAGAACTGGCATTGCAAGAAGGTGAACGAGAAGATGGCAATGGTGTGTCATTTGTATTGCATCAGCATGCAGCTATTCAAAAAGACGCCTTTGAAACGATCTTTGACAGTAACCCTGTGAACGTAGTGAAAGGTTACATGCACCAGATCACTAACCCTCACCTTACTGTGAAGTTTGCAACATCATCTGAAGAGGTACAGTTGCTCAAAGCACAGGGTTACCGGGTGGATCATGTGATTCGACGCGATAGTAAAGACCCTAGCGGTTACGACGCTAATGGGCGTGTACGTCAACCTATCACTGCTATGGTGGTAGAAGACGGGGGTATTGCTGCGCGACTTGCTGGCGTGATGTCTTACACCAACAAATCATCAATGGGCACATCATTAAGTGAAGCGATGAGTGCTGTAGGTGAAAATGGGAATATAAACTTAGTGGCTAACTTCCGTGCTGCTGCGCAAAATGATATTGACGCATTGCATCAACAACTCGTTGAGCCCACTAGAGGCGACGGTAAAGGTGCACTGATGATTCCAATCTTTGATCATCAAGGTAATGTGCAAGACTATCGCTATGAGATGGAAGAGCAATTCCGGAGCCGTATGCTTGAAAAGCACTATGACGTAACAAACGTAATGGGGGCTATGGCAGGTAACTTGATAGACAAGGTAGCGACTAAGGATATTAACGAAAAAACCATTAAAGAGCTAAGTGATCAGTACTCAAGAGATCCAGATAAGAAAGCGTATATTATGGTGGGTAAGCGCTCATCTGATCCAAAGATGCGTGAGGTCTGGAACTTGCTACCAGAGGAAACTAAACAAGCAGCGCGTGATCAATTTGACGGTGATCGACTAATGATTCGTACTGAGTTGTTTGAGCCAGTGTTTGGTTATCGTAAAGCGAGTATTACAGACTTGTGGGCAAAGAGCCCGTTGGAGCGATCCAGGTTTAACCAGTTTATGGTCAAAGTGCTGGAGCTGACGTTTGGTAAAATATTTGGGGATAAGTTGATTATGCGTCTTCGTCAAGGCGAAGCGGGGTGGCAGGAGTTGTTGCGGGGCGTCAAGGACATCTTAGTTGTTAAGACTGGCTTTACACTAATAGGTAACATCATTAGTAACACAGTGTTGCTATGGGCAAGTGGCGTACCACTTGTAGACATAGCTAAGAATAAGACGGCAGCTTGGAAGGGCGTGTTGCGCTATCAAAAAGAGCATACAGAAGTATTTAAACTACAAAGTATGTTGACAGCGCAGCCAATGTCTCAAGCAGAGGAAAGCAAGACGCGTGCGCGTATTGCTGAACTGGAGAACTCATTAGCGAATAACCCTGTAAAGGAATTGGTTGATGCTGGTTTATTTCAGACCATCGTGGAGGACATTAACATTGCGGACGACCCATTCAGTTATAAGTCAAAGCTGTTTAAGAAAACTGAACGACTCACTGCTAATATCCCGCAAGGGATAAAGACAGCCGCTAGTACGTTGACAATGTCTCAAGACACGCCAGCGTATAAGTTCTTACACCAGTCTACTCAAGTATCTGACTTTGCAGCACGCTACACGCAGTATAAGTACTACACTGAGCGAGGTAAAAACCCGTTGTCAAAAGAAGAAGCTATGAAGCGCATTGTAGCTAACTTTGTAAACTACGACGTGCCAACTGGTAAGGGGCTCCAGTATCTTAACGACATGGGTCTGGTGATGTTCTCTAAGTATTACATCCGTATTCAGCGCCCAATTATTCGTTTGGCGCAAGAGAATCCGCTAAGGATGTTGACACTGCTACTGGGCCAAGGTCTGTTTGACTTTGCAGCACCAACAGACTCAAGTCTTTTGAGTAACGGGTTGCACAGTCGTTTACAGAATCCATTTAGTGTTGTATCTGGCTCGTTTGACGAGATTGCTACAATCAATGGACTGCTTCACGGCACGGGTATTAAGTAAAATAAGGGGGCTTTTGCCCCCTTTGTTGGGAATAAAAAAAGGCTACAAAATGCTGAGACAAATGTAGCCAAAGAACTATGGAGTAGTTCATCAGGAGTAAATCTTCATTAGTGAAGTCACTAGGGATTAAGGAGTGGGGAAATCAAGGAACCCTGCTCCTAGTACGTGGACATTAAACACGCCCTAGTGACTTCCTAATAAAGACTAAAAGATGGTTCCTAAGAACCATCTTTTGGGTCATCTCTGTAATATTCTGAAACAAGAAAAAATATTAACGCCCCTAGTAATACTAGTCCGCCTAGAATTGTCATAAAGTAAATCAGTGCTGCTGACAATCCCACGATAACTAGTATAAAAAGGCTTTTAAAAAAGATGATCAGTTGTTTCACTAGGCAAAGAGTGACTTAGAATTAGCTGGCACTTCCTCAGCTAGATCTTCTTCTTCTAGTTTAACTTCGACTTCAGGGGCTTCTGCGACTGCTACAGGCGCAGGGGCAGCTTCCTTAGCCTTAGTCTTGCTTTTAGGTACTGCTGACACTGTCTTTCTAGTGGACGCTAGACTCACATCCAGTTCAGCTACAAAGTCAGAGTGACTGCCTGGAACAATTTTAATGTCACAGTTCTTGCCAACTAAACTAATGCCTTCAGAGGAGATGTATCCTTTAAGGGCGCGTTCAATTTCTTCATGTTGTAATGTTATAATCATGCTGTTTCTCTATGTATAAAAGCAGTCATCTGCTTAAAGGTTTCAGTAGCTAGTCCTGCATAAATAGCCGCTAATGCATCTGCCAAATGCTCATTCTTGTTACCAAGTATCCACTGCCCTTTTTGCTTATGCTTAAGCCAATTGGCTTGGGGGTGTAGGTTGGTAGCCCAATCAATCATCTCAGCTTTACTGGCAGTTTTAGAACCAATAGCAGCAAGTTTGACTTCAGAAGGTGTGACTTGAATGAGGGGTTGTTTGATAGATGCCAAGAGTCCAATGCAGACCCCGTAGCTTGCCATAGCCCTTGCTGACTGGGAGCCAACAGGTACTTCGACAATCACGAGATCTACGTCCTTAACGAACTCCTGCATGGCGTTATGCAGTAATCTAGCGCGGTTTAAATCGTCACTGTTCTTACGAACAACTTTGGCATTGGCTTTGTCTGACTTGGATTCTTGTAATAACAATTCTTCCGGGTCAAACACTGGAAAGCCCTGGTCAAAACTAAGGCTTCCCTTTACCATACCAAAGTTTGAGAGTGACGGGTCTAAGCCCGCTATCTTCATTATGTGAACAAAGAGGTAACAGGTGCTGCAGTGTTAGCTGCTTTTGCCATCATTGGTGCCATAGGCGAACCAGTCGCTACGCCCTTAGAACCTTTGGCGTTATTACGAATAGAGCCTTGGTTTTTCTCAACCCATGCGTCTACAAAGACAGGGGTGGTCTCACCAGCAATGATCTCAGTACGTGTTAGTCCGTCACGAGCTCGGAAGAACTTGTCAACATTTGACTCAGTCCTAGTGTCGCCAGAAGGTACGTACTCACCAGAGTCATTCTTGACATTCTTGTCTTCGATAGACAGCTGGATGCCTGCTTTAATGTCCTTACCAACAAGATCAGTAAACATCTGTACCTTAGTAGGTACTTCTTCTCCTGCGGTGTAGTCCCACAACTTAACCATCTTCTCTTCAGTACTTACTTCGCCAATTTCTGCGGCAGCAGTAAGTAGTGCTAAGTCATTAGCTAAGGTGAAGCCAGGTAAGTAACGCTTCTTGCCGTCTTTGGCAACGTAATAGTGCTTTCCGCCTTTGGCAGTACCACTTTGCATCCAGAACGTTTGGCGTAAGTTAGCGCCCTTGTCGGTCTTAAGATGGGTTTCCAGTGCTACTGCACCAGATGGGGAAGTCCTTAGAAAAGCTAACTCAATAGTTAGGTTGTAGACGTTGGACTCTTCGATGCGGGTAATACCGCCAATAGTGTCTTTTTCGACTTCAATTGATTGGTCGGTACGTAGTGAAGCTAAACTCATATAATTTTCCTTGTTGTTAACTGTAGTATTCTCTAAGGCGATCAAACACCTGTTGAATATCATTATCTATAAATGTTTCGGGGGTTTCCCACATACCTAATGGCGCACGAACAGACAGTCCGACAGTGCCCTTAGTTTTTCTAGTCTGAAAAACGTACTTGTAGCCAAGTGTCTTTTCTTCCTCAGAATAATGTAGAAGCGGGTTCTCGTATAAAGCCAAGTCCTTAATACCTACTGACTTAGCAGCAATAACGCATGAAAAGTAGCTTTCTACGCCATTGTTCTTTAATGCGCCTTTGATGGGTACGTGAGTATCCATGCGCATTTCTTGCTCGTTGAGTACGTCAAGATGGTGTGCAATGAACACAACGTTCTTAGTTGAACGGGTTACGTGTTGCTGCATTAGTCGCTTAAAGAATTGAGAGTATTCGCCCCATGCCTTCATGGTGTTTGCGCTGTTAATAACACGAGTGGACTCAAACATATCCATCAAGTAAGTTAACGAATCAACCACGATTGTATGAACGTCAGGCAGTGTCTCAGCATGTTGAAATGCTTCTTCTACCTGAGCGGGGTCTACGATAGTGAACTCTTTAAATTTACTACGAAAAGGTAATCGCTTACCTGATTCACAGTTTAAGTACATCACGCCTTCAGGGTTTCTCAGGCTCATTAATGAAGCTGATTTTCCAGAAGCCGCCTTACCGCCTAGTAATACTAGGTGGTCATTGACTGCAGTAGTCATTGGTTTCTCCTTTTTAGATTAGTCACCGCAAAAGGACACGGATGTGTCCCTTTGTTGTACCATACAGGTTATTTACAGCACCCTTGTTGTACCCTGAAAACGCTGAAAGCCTTACAGGGCAAGGGTTGTTGTACTGTCGTACCCTGATAGGGGGGACAGGTACTAGGCAGCTCGCTTTTGAATGGCTCGCTGCGCAGAGACCATAATGGTCTGGTGAATTTCGTCATCTGGTAACTTACTAGCCAACTTACTATTGAGAGCGTGTACAGCCTGCTCAACTTGCATGATGGTTTGTCCGCCATCGACGAGCAGCAAAGCGTACTTGATAAGCTGATTAGAGCGGTTGCCGTCCCCGGTATTGGAAATAAACCAACGTTCCAGGTTTGTTAACGAGTTCTGATCAAGTAGTTGTTGCTTACGCTCTTCGTTCTTAGTGGTTTTAGGAATGAAAGGTAAGCTGTCAAACAGTGCTCCGTCATTTGAGGTGACAGACCCAGCATGTGATAACCACTTACGGGCACGTTGGCCTGTTTGATCATCAACTGCAAAGGGAAGCCATTCATAAACATTTTGCATAAACTCTTTGAAATCGTCACGGTCTAACTTAAGCGTGTATTTCATCGGTAAGATCATGCGGAAGCGGTCTTGCCCATTTTCACCGTGGCGCTTAGTGGTGTAGAACATAGCACGGTAGTCTTTGAACAGCTCCTGAGCAGTGCTCAAGGGCGTTCCGCCATCTACGTCAATCACGACTAGGTTAAATCCTTGCTTTGATTTCTCCTCACAACGATGTCCTTCTAGAACATGATGAGACACCCAGTGATAACCATCAGTTTGGGTTAACTGTTCTAGTTGTTCCCATGTCACGGTTTCATTGAGGTAGTTATGAGCGACATGTGTTGAGTAAGACACAGTCAGTGCATTAGTATCAGTTTCCACTAGGCTCTCACCTGTTAGAAATTCAATACCGTCACGAAAAGACTTCTTGATAAT